TCCTGATATAAATCCTCCAGTTGCCATTTTCTTTTTAACTGACAGTCCGTAGTACCCAGCATCTGCTGTAACCTCATATGTAGATCCGTCTGACCCAACAAATGTTTGTCCAACATATCCATTCTTGCCAGGCTTAACTCCAGATTTTGCTAGCTCAGATGCTTGTACAAACTGTCCAGTTGATTGATATTTAGTTCCTTTATTTAAAGTTAATGTAGTGGGTGATACCGCAGTTTGTCCAAATTTTGTTTTAGTAAAGTATTCAAGAAGACCTTTATCATTTGTCTTTAGCTCTTTATTACCGTTTATAACTTCTGAGAGTGCGGATTTTCCAATTGCTTCTATTCCTGTTGATCCAGGTCTTAGCCCATCCTTAAATGGTATATTTGGACCAACTCCACCAATTGCATTTGCTTCTTTAGTAAAGCCAAGCTTTTTTAATTGTGTTTGCAGGTTTGCAACTTCTTTATAGTTAATATCTCCATTTGCTGCATTTAAAGTTGTAGTTATTAAATTATTTAATGTTATCTGAAGCTCGCCAGCTTTCTTCAAAGAAGCATCGGCAGCAGCGGTTGCTTTTTCTACTGCTTTTTGAGAGCCATCAATCTTCTTTTGTAGACCCTCAATAATTAATTCTTGTGCCTTTACGTCTGCTTTTTCTTTATCTCTAATAGCACTAACTGCTAAATCTTTTTGTCTAGATGAGTTTAATAGCTGTATATCTATTTGAGATTGTGCTGCACCAGCCATGTCTCCAGAAGCAAGTTTTTCTTGATACTGTATCTGTAGCTTTTGAATTTGAAGGTTATAATCTTCTGCGTCGTTCTGTCTATTTAGTGCTTCTACCTTAGCGTCAGCTTGTTCTTTTATTTGATCAATTATCTTTTGATGTTTTTTAATTTGATCATCTAGGTTCTTTTGAATATTTGCCTGTGTTTTGATTGCTTTTTGTGATGATCCAGATTCACTTAATCTTTTTATTTCGTCAGATATTCCCTTATACTTTCCGCCAATTAAATTTTGAGTTGCAAGGTTTACTGCCTTTGCTGCAAGTCCAGCCATCTCTGAATTCATAGATTTAAGATCAATGTCTATACCACTTAAATACAATTTCATTTTTGAATAAGCGCCAGCGACTGTATCTGCTTCATTTAATATAAGTCCCATTATTACGTTTTGCTTAGATAAAGCCTCTACTCCTTGCTTCTCTAATGCAAGGTTTCCAAGACGGGTTCCGTTAATTGATTCTAATGTCTTTTCAAATGCTTCCCCACTTGTCATTAATTGCCCTTGAGCATTTTTTGTTCCGATAAGAGCTTTTTCAGCTTCTTGCAAAGAAGTTATAACAGTATCAAATGATATCGCTAGCTGATCAGTGTTTCCTTCTTTTAGCAAAGCATTAAATACCTTAACAGACTGAACTGCAGCTGTTGCTTTATCTTTAATACTAGCAAAGCCTTCGTTGGCTATTGCTTGTACTGCTAGGTTTGCTTTATTAGAAACTGAAACCATTGCGTATATCTTTTTAGTTGCTTCTTCTGCACTCATTCCGCCTGCAACAAATTGTGCCTTTAATTGCTGTGCTTTAATTATAACTTCTTTAGGGCTTGCCTTGTCAAACATTTTTACATAGTCTGGGAAGTCTTTGAGTACTGTTTCTTTTAATTCCGATAGTTGCTTAATTGTTAGGTTTAGCCCAGCCACACCAGAATTTTGTGTTGCAGCATAGAACTCTTCTATTTTTGCTTTAGTTAATTTTGTTTGCTCAGCAAAGTCTTTCATTTGCTTTGTTAATGAATTGTATTTAATTCCAAGCCTTTGTGCAGACTCTTCTGTTGGGCCGAACGCTAAATTAATTATTTTACGATGTTCATTAATTTTATCATTAACTGTTTTAACTGCTGCGCCAACAGCCAGTACTGCTGCAAGTAATTTAACTGGTCCTGGTAGCATTGTTACTGCTTTTATTGCATTTTTAAATCTATCTAGTTTTGGTATAGCTGCGTCCGCAGACTTTGCTGTTCTTGTCATCATTGCAGGGATAGCTATAGAACCAGCAATTCCTCCAACCATTCCGCCAATATCTCCACCAACCATTGATCCTAATGCTTGTCCACCCATCCAGCCAGCGGTTCCACCTAGCATTGGAGCAATTTGTGATTTAATTATTCCACCTTCAGCATATTTTCTTGGGGAATATACTCGTCCTACTACTCCTCCATTTTTATAGCCACGCTTCCATTTTTCTGTTAAGGCTATTGATCTTGGATCTGGTGCTACGTACCTTGGGTTAGCCCAACCCTTTGCCAACTTTTGAAGTGGCATTTTTAAAAATGTTTTTCTTCCATGAGCATTTATTGAATATTTATCTGGGTGTATCCCTCTTGCTGCAGAGTTGTATGGCATTCCTCCAAATGGTAAAGATGCTCCAACGTGACCTCGTTCTGCTCCAAAAATTGATTTGAATGTTTTTCCTCTACCAAATGCTGGTGTTGCCTTTCTTTGTTCTTCTGGGTAAAGATCTTGCATTCTTTCAAAATGCTTGCCCGCCATTGAGTCTGCGGGTATTCCGCCACCAGTTGAAACAAATGGTTGTGCCACTTTTTGTCCATCAAAACCAATATTTCTTACGCTTCCTTTTAATACACCTTTATTTTTTTCATTTCTTTTAAAGCCTAATGAGCCAATCTCTTCTGTTAGGGAAACCCTTCTTCCCTTTGCAGCACTCATTCTAGTAACTCTTTGTAAATGTCTGTGCATTATTCTAGAAACAATTTCATCGTATTGCTTTGGAGTTATATTTCCAGACTTCATTAAAGTCTCTCTTATTTCTTTCTCCATTGGGTTTATTGCAAATTGCAAATCTTTTGAGGAATACCCTAGCTGTGATCCTATTTCGTATAGTATTCCGCCTGGATGTACTCCAGTTCTACGCATTTGCTGAAAATCTTTTGCAAACATTGAGCCAGGAATTGTATTTCCAGTTGGTAGTGGTGTATCAAGGCCTAAAGATTTTCTTCTTCCAGCTTGATCTGGGTGTGCTAATATTGCATTCATCTGACTTCCTTGCCACAACATTGTTGCTGGTAGGAATCCGCCATCTTTGTATTTGTTATCTTGATTTCCCATTCCGCCATTGATGGCTGCAAGCAGTGGTAGATTTTCTCTAGTTGCTTTTGCGTTAACTACGAATTCTCCAGCAGAAGCCATGATTGGAATAGAGTCAGATGTTCCAGTACCTGGTCCATAAATTTGTCCACCACTTGCAAACTTTTTAGGCATTGTAGTTTCTGTTGAGTATCCGCCTCCCCATGTTCTAACTCCAAGCCCTCTTGCTATTTTATCAATAATACCTGAAGCTGCTCTTTTAGGTCTAAATATTTCTTTAATGTTTGACTTTCCTGTGCTGCTTACAATTGGCTGTCCTATTAATGGAACTTGAGTTAGATTTGCGGTTCTTCCAAGACTTGTTGCAACTTGTGTAGTTGTTTGAGCCATCATTCTTTCTAGCTCTGCATTAATTGCAATAATTTTTACACGAGCTGCATCTACTGTTAATTTTCCAGCTTGAAGCTGTTGAACTATTAATTGTGATTCTGCTGCGGCATTACTTGTTAATCTAGTCATTGCTGGTAGAAGCTGTCCGAAGGTTTGATTTATTTCTGCGCTGAATGTTCCAGTTCTTGCAATTTCTTGTTTAAGGGTTGCAACTTCTTGCTTTGTCATCATGGACAAAGAACCCATCATGGCATGCCATTTTGCTGCCTCTCCAGCAACAATACCAGTTGAAGCACCTTTAGATGTTGTCAATCCTTCAATTCTTGGCAAGTCGCCTTCCATAAATATTTGTGGAACAGCTCCTATTTTTTGATTTAAAGGAATTGGTGCTGGCGTAAACGAGTGTATAGTTTGTGAATCTCTTTGGCCAGGAGTCATTAAAGATCTTGGGTTATGGTGGGCGGCTGATCTTGTTCCCTGTTGTCCTGCTAATGGGTGCGATGCATTTACTACTCTTTGTCCTCCCATTACAACGGTTCCGCCACTTGAAACTACTGGATTTACAGATATCGCAGCAGCCATTGCTTTTTGTTCTAGGTTTGCAAATTCTGCAGCCAGTGTTGCTATAGATTGTTTTAATACTGATGCTGCTTTTGCGTCGCTATAAAATGTTTGCTCTACTAAATTTCCAGCTTTTTGTGCAGCCAAAATTTCTGGTGTTAGTAGTTTCCATCCTTCTCCACCTTTAAATAAAGCTCTAAAGTGAGAAGCTCCCTTTATTATATATCCAAAAAAGTTTCCAAGAACACCAGTTAACATGATAAGCGGTCCAGCTGCTGCTGTTATCATTCCTAAAAATCCTAATGCTTGCTTAATTGGGTTTGGAAGAGATTGTACAAAGTTAAGTATTCCATTTACAAATTGAATCAAGGTGGTGTTAATCTTTAGGAACTGTTCTCCAATTCCAGCAAGGTCTGCTCTTAATCCTTCTATGGCTCTTCTGTATTTACCAGAAGCTGACTCTGTAACCTGTGACAATTCTCGACCAGCTAAATTTGTTAACTCTTCTGAGCTTGCTTTCATCAAGTCCATTACTTGAAGTGTTTGGCTGCCTTGCTTTCCAAGGTTTTCAAAAAGAGCATTCATTCTTGCAAATTGAAACTTTCCAAATAATTGTTCTAGTGCCTGTTGCTTTTGTAGAGGGTTTAATGTCTCTAAAGCAGACTGTAGCTCTAAAATAGTTGCTGTGGTATTACCAGCATTTCTTTCAACAATATCTGTTAGGGAAATTCCAAATCCTTCAAACATTCCTTTTGCAACTTTTGTTGGATTAATTAACGAAGCTAAACCAGATTTTAATGCGTTTGCGCCTTCTGACGCATTGATTCCGCCTTCTCTCATTGCAGTTAGATATAAAGCAAGATCTTTTACATCTCCTCCAAGGCCCTTAACAATTGGTCCTGCTTTTGGAATTGCTTCTACTAAATCGTTTAGAGTTGTAGATGTTTGGTTTTCTACTGCGTTTAAAAAGTTAATTGATTGTGTTAGCTCTTCTGTATTTTGTTTAAATGCTGTTTGTATTGCAAGAGTAGCCTTCATGGCATCTTGTCTATCCACTTCACCAAGTACTGAGAGTCTTGTTGTTTCTCTAATAGAACCAAGAAGCTCATTGCCTTGCTTTCCAGTAGCCGCTATGTCCGCTGCAAGTGCAATTGTATCTGAGAAAGAAGTTCCATATGATTTTGAAAGATCTGCAGCTGTATCGGTAACATCTTTTCTTACCTTAGCAAGCTCTACTGCTGAAACTGCAGAGAGGCCACCGTAAACTTTTGTTAATCTAACTAGTTGTTGATCTGCTTCTTTAAATGCATCTGCTGCTGCTTTTCCAAATGCTGCTAGCGGTACTGTGAGTCCAACGGTTAGCTGTCTACCTGCCCACTGTGTATTCTTACCCCAGTTAATTAATTGATTTGCACCTTCTTGAATGACCTTGTTCATGATCATCAGTTCCTGTTTTGCAATAGCAGTTTTATTTTTTACTAAATCGAGACCTCTTGGAATATGAACATTGTATTGCATTAATCCTTCAGCGTTTCTACCTAAAGGCTGTAATATTGAGTTTTGTAACTGTACCTGCTGTTTTGCTAAATCTCTTATTAGACCACCGTTTGATTTAACATGCTGACTGTAAGTTTGAAAAAACTTACCAAGCTTCATTTGGCCCTTATCTAACTGCGTACCAAATTTATCAACGTCAGAACTTAAGCTTACGAAATGAGTAGAAAATTGTCCAGTGCTTCTCATTGTTTCAGCAAAGGATCTATTCATTACAGCAACTTGTGCTGCTAATGTTTTGTTAGTTGTTTGAAGTTTTTCTTGTAGGCCAGTTAATGCTGAAGATACCTTATTAAGATCTGTAATAAGATTTGAAAAATCAGATTTAGCAACTATGTTAGTTACTATTTGTTCTTCAGCCATTAACTATATTTTACCCCTTTATATATCCCAAACCAGCTCCGATACCAAATCCTTGCTCTTCTGCAAGTGGGCCTTGTAAAGAAACAACATCGTCTGAGGATGTTTCTATTCCTAAAGCTCTTCTTTGTATATCTTCGAAGGTAGGACCTTCTTTTTTTTCTTCTGTGCCTAGGTCTACGCCTTGCAGAGAAGCTAAAAACTTTCTTTTTTCTTCTTCTGTTTTTTGCATAGACTTAAACGTTTGTATTAACTCTGGCATTGAAAGGCTTTCTTCTAGTTCTTCGTAATTTTTCCAATTACCTAAAAGAAAAACTTCCCCAAGCAAAGCGGCTAAATCTAGTTCTGACCAGCCAGAACCGCTGCCGCTAGAAGGTTTGGGTCGTCAAGTTTAATTCCTCCGCAAACATCAAGAATGCGGTTGATTGTTGGCATATCCAAAGCATCTTCTAAAGCATCTTTATCTGCTACTAAGTCTGGCAACTGTGACTGTATTGCAATTCCACATGCGTTAATTAGAATTGTTAATGTTTCGTCTTCGTTTTCTGCCGATTGTGTCTTTTGAATTTCTGCCATAAATAAGCGCAAAGCCTTAATGCTTAACGGCTTTAGTTTAACCTTTGAACCATTTTGTAGTTCAATTTCTTCTACATTGTATACTGTTGTAGCCAATTTATCCTCCTAGGATTGTCTTAATTATTATAACATATAGCTCTTATCACCACAAATGAAAAGCCCCCATTTCTGGGGGCCTTTCTAATTTAATAAATTAAATTATGCTGTCCATGTGCGGTCAATAATCTTACCGTATTCTGAACCGCTGTAACTTGCGTCTGGGAGCAGACGGAAGGTTACAGGGAATGTTGTTGCTGTTGTACGAGCCAAAGAGAACTGTGACTGTTGAACAGAAAGAACACGACGTGCATAGTATACACGCTCTGAATTTGGTGAGGTTGTGGTTGGAGCTTGTCCAACTGCAATTAATTGACGCTCTGTTGGAGCTTCACCTAGTGCTCCACCTGCAAGACCGAGAGTTCCCGCAGATAGTGTTGACTTCTTCTGTCCGAATACAACTAGAGTATTTTCTAGTGTGCCTTCTGACATTTCTGTTGCAATCATAACTTCCATCGCAGACTTGAACAGCTTAGCTGTATCAAGTAGCTGATCTACAGTTACTGAATCGTATGTTGGGTTATAAGTGATCTGAAGACCGTTATTTGTAAAACCTACGTTACGATAAGCTGCTGCAGCCTCTCCACCGTTTGCATTAGTATCTAATGTATTTAATGTTGTTGTGTATGATGCTGATGTTGAATATGCTGGTACCTTTGTAGATGGTCCAGTTGTTGCTTGACCAACTAGTGCAGTTCCCGCTTTAGCGGTTCCTGGCTCCATATTGTCAACATAACCTGTTACTGTTGAGTCGTCTACTGTAAGAAACAGTGGGGACGCACCAACAAGAATATTTTTAGCATTACCTTGTACTTGTGCCATGTTTTTACTACCTCCTGTGTTTTAAACTATATATATATATTTTAATACCAAAGCTGGCTAGGCTTCTTTCCTCTTACCCAATCATACGGGATATTGGAATATAAAGCAATCTATAAGAATCTGCCATCTTTGTCTGTTATTCTTGAATATTTAACCTCTAGGGTAATATCTGATGACAAGAAACCCTGTATTTCTTCGGATGGGGCCGTAGGGGATATGTCTGCTATGTGTACGCTATGAAATTTAAATTTATCATTTACTAGTCCAGACCTATTTATGTCTTTTGCTGAGTCGTCCATCCTTCTAAATAGGTCGGTCATTACGTTTCTAATTTCTGATATGTCTTGTACGTCTGTTGCGTATGCTGTAAATAAAATTTGCTCGCAGCATATCAGCCAATTGTCTTCGTAGGATAAACCTACCTTGTCATACACTACATGTTTTTTTCCGCTTAAAAAATGATTCATTTCAGCCGACTGCTGGACTGGGATTATGGGTATTATGTTCTGACCTAGGTTATCGCTGTAATAGTCATCTTCATCAAAAATTTTATAATTTACCAGATTGTCCCATAGGTATTTTCTGATTTCAAACATAACGTCTAATTTATAATTTGCTGTCATATCATTGACCCTCCAAATGAAGATTCTACTGCTGAGTCCGCCATACCTCTAATTGAGTTAGGGGAAAAAGAGTATTGGACTCTTTTAATTGTTGATGGGATCATTAAAGCCTTTGTAATTTCTGAATTAAATAGTCTTTGAAATCCAGATTTTTTAATTGAATTATTAACTAAATTACCGCTAAAGAATCTAGAGTAATATAATCTAAATTGATTTTTGACACCAGGCCCTCCAGGCCTTTTAACGGTCACTGTAGCCCCTTTGGGCATAAAGACTGTCATACCATTAGATTCGAATACAAGTCTCTCAGAATGGCGTGGAGCAATTATTAGAGGCATCCCAGCTTCCATGATAGAGGCTTTATTAATAAAGACATGCTTTCTTCTGTTTTTTGGAGAAGGAACAAATGATTTAGATGGCTGTAGGTCATAATCTATTTTAAATGAAATGCCTTCTCCGTCTATTGATCTTAATTTAAAAAGTCTAGCTGTTTTGTTTCCCACCTTTTTCCACTCATACACATGATGTAATGACTTTGGCTTTGACCTAGCTTGGGCGTCTATATGCTCTCCAAAATCTTTATTTATTTGAGTAAAAATAGTTTGTTTAAATGCTTTTTTAAACTTCTTGCTTTTATTAAATTTAGCAATAACATTTGCCTCGTAATACAAGGCTGCAGATATCTGTGCAACATTGCTATCTTTTATTAAGGCGTTTTGGGATTGTCCAACCATCAGCCTTTCAAGACCAGAGGCTGCTTGTAGTAATGCTACGCTAGAGGCCAATTTGCTGATTCTCCGATCTTTTTACCGCTGAGTTGTATCCTATTATTGTTCCAAATGGATCGGTTATTGGTGTCGTGCCCACCACTTCAAAAACCGTAGGAGTTTCTGTTGGGAAATTTATTTCTGTCCAGATAACATTATTTTTGCTATCTCTAATATTTGTAATTTTTTCTCTTGAGGTTATGCGCTCTGAAGTTCTAACCTGTATGTTTTGCTCATTAGAATATTTATTATTAAATGTTTGATTGTCACTCGATCTGATTGAAGATGAATTTGTTATCATTCCTTTTGCATGGCAGTCTACAGTTTTATAATAGTTCCACTCTTTTTCTATCGCTCCAGTATCTGGGTTCTGCCTGTCCGTCTGCCTATAAACGTCCATCTTCATAGACAATATTGAGTCTATGAGGGAATACACTTATATCACAACCATTTGATTTAAAACATATGGAGCTAGCAATTTGTCTGCATAGGCGCATCCTGTGCCAATATTTACATCTTGATTATATTCAAATTTCCAGTCAAAAGTAGATATATTTTTTATATACTGATCTTTCCAGATTCTATCTTTGTCAAAAAAGTGTCCCATTAATTGTATGCATGCTTGCTCAACTTCATCTGGAACAGAGCTCCATCCAAATCTTCCTTGGACACGATATGTATAATCTTTTACAAATGAACCATTACCAATATCATTAATGCTTGGAGGCACCATTCCGTTTGCAGAATATACACTATTATCTATGACGTCTGCTCTGTTTACTCTTAATCCAAAACCAGTTTCTGATATACGTACATTTCTTCCCCAATTATTTATTTCTTCTGGGTTACTTATAAGCAGTATGTCGTTAGAATAAAGCTCATGTAATGTATTTAATTTATATGGCAAAGGAAGAACATCCGATCCTGATCCATAAACTATATAGACGTCATCATATAAAGAAAATTTTTGTCCAGTAAAATTATCAATTGTTTTTCTTGCATATTTTTCTGCCATGACTAGGTCATGATATGTTTTATAATTTGGATCAGATGGGTCTGTTCCAAAATTTAAATCTTCTATTGCTTCTGCTAAAGAACAGTATGGTTGAATAATATCTACGGTAGAAAAATGTTCCTGTGCCGTTCCATTAATGCCATATGTCCATCTAACCTTTAAATTTTTTAATCTTGATGTTTGATGATAAGGGATATTTAATTTATATGAACCGTTATCGTTTTCTATTTTTATGGTCTGTGAGGAAAATAAAGGAGTTTGTGGGTTTACAGGGATCTCTAGTGTAGGGTCTTCTGTTATGTCGTAAACGGTTGCCGTTACAAGGTCTCCGTCTGCATTAACAATTTCTCCTCCGTATATAATCTTAGTGGATACCGACGAGTTTGTATTTATGTGTATCTCTGCCATATTAAAGGTTTAAATTAGTTATAGAAGTCTTGTGCTTCCTTTGGTGTGGCTAATCTAAAACCCTCCTCCTTATCAAAAATTTCTTGTGCTGCCTCTTCAGACATTGCTACAAAAGGGTGATCATTTGTAAATGTAAATCCCATTGTGTCGTATCTAAAGTTTGCTCTAGTCATTCTAACCAGAACCATATCTTTATCTTGAACTTTTTTAGGATCAAATCTTGGCAAAACTTCAATTTCTTCTTTTGCATCATCTAAATCTTTTATTGTTTTAGAATAAACTGACCAGCTTACTCCTTCTTCAGATAGTGCTGCAATTATATCTGTCTTGCTCTTAAGGCTGTTTATATCTACGCCAAAGTCTTCGGCGATCTTCTTAATCTCAGCTAATTTTAATGTCTCAAATGACATATATTCTCCTTAGTCTAGGTTGTTTAATTATATCATTACTAAATTAAAATGAGAAGCCCCCAAAATTAATTGGGGGCCTCTATTTGGATTAATTCCTAATTAGGAAGCAATCTTAACGTTCTTTACAACTACCCAAGCGTCTGCTTGCTCAATTTGAACACCAACACGAGTATACATTGTGTACTCGATTGAGTCCTTCTTTGGCCAGAAGAATCGGTAAACAGTTACGTCACGCTTGATACCAATAACTACGTTATTTGGGAATGTCAAGTGTACGTCACCGTGTGAACCTGATGCTGCTGAGTATGTACCGTTCTGTGTCTCGTTTAGGAGTGGAACTTCAACGATTGGAATACCAAATGCGTATGGAGCTACATATCCTGCTGGACCTGAAACAGGCGCAACCTCACCACGGATAATGCCAGAAGCAATATCTTGTGGGTTAACGTTCTGAATGTTTTGTGATGTTGAGTATAAGTAATCCTGAATCAGGTTTGATCCTGCTAGGAAGCGAAGGTCTGTACGACGTTGCTTGTACTTACGTGGAAGCGACTTCAATGCGCTGTTAAATACAGCACGAGAAATTGCAGCTCCACCAGCGTCAACTACGTGAGCGTTTGCCTTAGCCTTCTTTACTACACCATCAAATGCCTTGTAAAGCTGATCTGATGATAGTGATGTATCTCCGTTTAGGACTACATCTTCAATATCGTTACCTGCTTGTGTTGCCATCAAGCGGGCAATGTGATCTTCTAGGTCTGCGCCTTCAATGTTGTCTTCTAAAGACTCTGTTGATAGTTCCCAGTCTAGACGTAACTTCTTTGTTGACAAAGAAATCTTTGAGAATGTTACTGCAGCGTTTCCACTGTTAGCATTATCTCCTTCTGTCGCAAGTTTCATAAGCTTTTCGCCTACTCCCATGCGGTCAATTTCAGTTGTATCCGATTTCATGCGGACTGTACGTGCGACCTTACCAATTACGGTAGCGTCGAACATGTAGTCTAGGAATCGGGCTGATTGTTCTGGATTAAGTAATCCTCCGTTGCCATCTTCTGATGCACGGTGAATTCCTGTACCTCCAGGGTTTGAAGCAAATGTACCTGTAGCTGTTGTATCAGCAGCTATAGCCTTTTCTAATAATTCATTGCTCATTATATTATTTCACCTACCCTTTACTTAAATAGTTCGTTTACGGAACCGAGGAAAGAACCGTTCCATTTTGATTTTGTTATTACTACATCCTGTGACCCGCCAAGGTCTGAGGACTTCTTGATTGCAGTCTCTGATTCTACTGCGTCGACACGCTTTTCTACAGTATCAATCGTGTTCTTGATATTCTCAACTGTTTTGCTGAGCTCTGTGTGTTTGTCTGCCAACTCTGAGATTTGCGCTTCTACGCTCTTGCTGAAAGTTTCAACTGTTTCTTTAATAGTTGATACCTGTGCAGCATTTACTTCTGAAGCCTTGCTTAGAGTATCTGAGAAAAAGCCTTTTAAATCACCTAACATTTTTGCAAAATCAGGTTCATCAACAACGACCTCTGAGACGTTTGATGCTTTTTCAACGGTTTCGGCAGAAGCATCTGCTACTACATCTTCTGTAACAGTTTCTTCAACTACTACATCTTCTGCAGGAGCTGAAACTTCTACTGGAGCAGTCTCTTCGACTGCTACTGTTTCTGTGTTATCTGACACTTCATTACCTCCTTCTGCGTTTGCCTGTTTTGCAATTGTTTGTATTTCAGGCAACGTAAATCTTGACTTCTTAAATGAAGCAAGAATCTTTTCTATTTCTTTTGCTTTGTTTATGTCTTTGCTTTCTACCCATCCAATTAGAACTGCTGGTTTTCCAGTTACTGGTGAGTCGTAGGATTTCTCCGATGACATAAAAACGGAGTCGCTTTCTTCACAGTAAAAAATATTTTCTGTTACTGTCTCTGCAGCTATTCCCTTAAACATTAACTGACCATTCATTTTTTGAATAGACAAAATGTTACAAAGTTCATTTGCTGGAGAGTCAACGACTGACAACTCCATAAGCGCATATTGTTTAATAAATCTAACTGGTTGTCCAGTGGACTTGTTTACTTCATTCTCTGAATCAATAATTTTTCCGCCAATTGAAAATCCAGTTAATGTACCATCTAAAACTTTTTCCCAAGTATCTTGTGATCCCTTTGATATGTAAGCGTCTACATAAACTCCATTGTAAAATTCTCCGCTTTTTGCATCATAGTATGCTTCTGGTCTAAAGGAAACCATCTTGCCAACTGCATTTGATCCATGCATCTCACGTATGTTGCCACGGAAATTTTCAAATGCTCCAAGGCTTGCTTCTGATGTTACTACATCACCAGTTTGATCAACATTGTCTAGGGTAGCAAAACCCGAAACAGTTCTCTTTTCACGATTAACCTTTGTAAAAGGAACGGATAAGGTGATGTTATCGCCATGACTAGACCATAAAGATTTTTCAATATTCATATGCCTAATTTTATCTTCGTATTCGTAAAAAGGCAAATAACTGGTTGCCTAATAATTAAGAAGTGATTCTTCCTTCACCTTTTGGATTTCTGGCCTCCCCAGAAATATCTGGGGAATTTGCAGATCTTTCTTGGGTTCTTTGTCTTGAATTACCAGCTTGGGCTCTTTGCTCTGCTGCTGCCTGTGGCTTTAATTCTACAACTTCATCTCCACCATCCATAGGAATCATTCCTTTTCGGATTCTTACTTCATTTGGAGTAATTACCTGCATTCTTAAATATCTTTCATCAATTTTAGATTGAGTGTCTTCGTCAGTCAAAGTCAATTCATTAAATTTAAGCAATAGGGCATCTGTTTTTTCTGAAACAATTCTATTAATTTTCTTTTCTAGAATATCCTGGGCAGGCCGACATACTTGCTCTTTAAATGTTTTATCTGCATCTCTGGCGGATGCTAGGCTTACTCCCTCTGGGACACCAATTTTATTAATTGGAACTCTATGCGCTAATAATATTTCATCTCTATTTGATTTACGGTATTTCTCAAACGAGCCCTCTTGACTTCCAGCTTCAATTGGCTCCATCTTAAATTCAACCTTAGAGTCTGAGGTATCTGGTGGAAGTGGGACATACAGGGATCTGTGATTTTTTCCCTTTAAGCCAACCTGAAAAAACTCAAGAAGTTTTCTTTCTGATTCTGGCGAAAGTTTGGCTCCTTTTACGGTAATGATATATCTTGGAACTGCTTTGTTTTCAAAATAGTCTAAGTTATATTTTCCAGAAAATTCATTTCCAGCCATAGCTGTTTGTGCTGCAATGATGTCTGGTATGCCGTAGTAGTTATTCATTGGTGTATATTTCTTTAAATGAATAATTTCATTTGGTCTTTCTAGTCCACCGTCTATTGGGTTTGGAGTTTCTTGATCTCCAAAGTTTCTAAAGAAAACGGCCTTGCCATATAGCAATTGAATAAAGCCATCACGAAGTCTTCTGACACGCATTGTTTTAGATGGAATGTGTCCTATATATCCTATATTACCAGCAACGGTTCTTCCTATTTCAATATAAGAGTTTCCAGTTGCTTCCAAGTCTGTGTAAGCCTTGATTAATGTTTCTGTAAATGTTTCTTCTTCGTTTGTCTCTTCAAGCCAAGAGTCTAGGTCTTGTCTTAATTTATTTAATTTCTTGCGAGCACGTTCTAGCTGCTTGGTATCAGATATGCTATCTAAAGCATCGTTTGCCTTTTTTGTTTCTACAAAAGTATATCCAAGTCCAACTATGTTGGCAACCTTTGCATTAATTGCTGCGTAATTATATGGAGATATCTCATATATCTTTGATAGATATTCTAAATTATAAACTGGCTGAACAAGGTCGAACATGGCATAACCCGTGACTGCTTGTTGAAGTAGGTTCTGCTGGGTACCAGTTCCATCCTGACCAATAAGTCTTTTTTGGATATCTCTTGAAACTTTTCTACGGAATGTTGGGCTAAGTCCATTTACCTTTTTTAATTCTTGAGCTTCTATGTTAAATGGGTCTGTATCTACAACTATCTCTTTGTTGTTAAATTTAAACCAGTCTGCTGAATTTGATATGTCAATAGTTTCTGCGCTGCCTTGATCGTCGTTAATAAATTCCATTTATCTCAGACCTCCATTTTTTAAAGAATCTTTGTACACGCCAATATCTAGAGGGTCTGGTGTTAGTCCCCATTCTAATCTTTGCTTTTGATGCTGGAACTCTTCGTCATTAATTTTTCTACGTCCTGACAAAAACTTAGGCTGGCCTTCTTGTATGCCATGTGCTCTAACTGCATCTGCTAGTAGGGCTATCTTTGATCTGTTTCCCTTTTTAGCTGTAATGGATAAGAAGTTTCCATCGTCATCGCCAATCCATCTTCCATCTGGCATTTCCCAGACGTAGATTCCAAGCGTGGTTTCTTCTATAACCTTTTGATTTATTCTTTTGATGTCCATTATGTATTAATTTTACCATTCTTTTTAGTTAATGTCCACATTCTGTCAGGACAATGTTCAAATTTATGAGTTTTGTAGCACAACCCAGTCGTTATTATATACATTTACTGTATTTTCTGACAGCCTAAGTGTTGATCCGCTAGACTGGTATCCTGACTGCCCCATATATATAGCATAATGCTCTTTAATTATATTCAGTTGCATAGTATATGGATATATTGTTATGTATTGATATAGTGATTTCTCAGACCCACCTGTCTTCCAATTAAAAATAATTTCTTCGGTTACTGGGGAGGTGAGGGTGATTACCACATGGTGCAAGTCTTTTGGCTTAAATATATTGGACATTTGGGATTCGGATGTTCTGTCAACTCCATTTACATATAGTCCAGATATATTGTTTTTATAAATAGAGTTATTGCTATCCCAAGTCAGATTCGTTCCAATCGCTGAAATAAGGGAACCACTTGATACGGTGCTTGGGGTATAGAAAAACTCTATAGTAGAAATTGACCTCAATGTGTTTAATTTGAACCCAGAGTCAGAATCAACTAATATTCCATTTAAGCTATTATTACTTAAAATAGGATACGCTTCTTGTCCAAAATTTGAATCAAGATTGTCAATTTTTGAAATATAGCTGCCTCCATTTTTAGAATATAGTATTTGATTACTGTAGAAATTAATTTCTAGGTTGTGTAGCTTTGGCAAATATTTTGATGAGTCTGTAGATCTTAGTATAATTTTTAAATAAAAGAATTTTTGACTACTAAATCCTGAGAGCTTAAATTGTGGGATAGATTCTCCATTTTTACACTCTAGGTAAGTTACATCATCTAGGCTTGTATAGACTCTAACTCCATTATTGCCAGCCCATGATATTTTTGAGGAGTCCATTGAGATTCCAGAAGGCATTGAGATTATGTCATTTAAAATAACTTCTTTTAATTGCTGGGTTTCTGTTCTTGATAGCTCTATATAGTTTTCCTGCCTATTTAAAGTAATGTCTTCATTTAAAAAATACTCCCAGGACTTATCTTTAGGATATGTAAATGAAAAAGATTTTCTCATTCCGTTGTCATATATATAAAATATTTCTCCGTTTTCTGGGTAGGATATCTGTATCGGAGTTATTTTGTTGTTATTGATATAGTGAGAGTGTATCTGTCTTTCAGGTAGACCGTATCTATAAATTGCAATGTTGTTAATTAAAAATTTATCAAGTGCATTTTCTGTTGGTCCAGACTTTAATAAGATCGATGTATTTGTAAATGGATTAGATTCTATTGTTTTACTAACACAAAGAACTCCATCTACATAAATAAATGCTTTGTTTACGCTATAAGTACAGACTATGTGCAAAGATTTATTAAAATCTGGCACTGAATACTCTAGGTAGTCAGTTCCTAGCCCAAACAATATATTACCCTTGTCCCAAAAAATTCCTATATTTTTTTCTTTGTCCGCAACTATGGGAGTAAGGTTGTTTGTTTCTATTTGTGGCAATACCCAGCACTCTATTGAAAAATCATTGTCTCCGTCATTAATATTTGCAAATCCACCCTTTGCTGTCTGTCCGTAGTAATCTTTATTTAATGACAATACAATACTAGAAGAAGATGTTATTTTTGAAGAATACAAACTGCCACTAACAATTGGATTTTTTTTATCCTGTGCGCCCAAATAGGATCCATTATTTTGACAGCCAGAATAATCTATTGCTGTCGTAGTGTTATCGTCTAGCTTCCAAAAACCAATTGGGCTATCTTTAAGAACTTTGTAGTAGTATGACATTTAAAAATTATACCATTTTGTGGGTTAGTGCCCGCCTACGTGAAATGTCTGTCCAGTTAAACTGTTTGACCTATTATCTATTAATAGCTCAACTATGTCGCATATATCCTCAGAAGTAAAAACTTTACTGTTTATAATTTGTGGGGAAGCAAACATTTTAAGCATGTCATCTGAGAGCATACTTGTCATTTCTGTTTTAATTGGGCCTGGTGCAATGCAGTTGGGCCTTATAGATGTGGCCTGCAAGATTTTTGCCAAAGAGCTAGTAAAGCCTTTAACTGCATGCTTGCTTGATCCATAAACAGAAAGTTCTGTATTTGCATGGGCAGAAAGACTAGATATGTTTATGACTGGGGTGTGCTTTCTAATATTCATTAGTGGGATAAAGGATTGACATGCATTTATTGTGCCAATAACGTTTGTTAAAAAGATTGACTGGAGTTCCTCTTCTTGAATTCTTGACCAGTCCATAAAAGGCTTTTGCATAACGCCAGCGCAATTTATTAGACCATCGACTGTTATCTTTTCAGACTTCAATGTATTTGCAATTTCTATTAAAGATTTTTTGTCTGAAACATCTGCTAAATATGTTTTAAAAAGAGAATTTCCTTCTGGTAAGCTTCTTGATATTCCGCACACCTCATGTCCATTTTTTAAAAGCCTATTTGCTATAGCATTTCCAATTCCTTTACTTGACCCTGTAACAATAAACACTACTCTGTTCCGTCCGAGTAGTAAGCATTTTTTCTATTGTGATACCAATTTGGCAAAGAGTATCTTGTTCCGCTTGTTACGGCATCTACTTCATGAACATATACAAAATTTGAAGGAAAAAATAATAGGCTTCCAGCTTCTGGTTTCATGTCTATTCCTGCGTGAGGGAATCTAATATTTCCACCTTCATAGTCATCATTTAAATACAAAAGAGCAGACAAAACCCTACTGCTTATTCCATGGTCAGAATGCGCTGGAAGGAATCCACTTTCTTTATATTTTAAAACGTGCATTGTTTTTTCTCTAGATTTAATATTTTTTTCTGCGTATGGGTATAGTGAAAAATAGTGCTTGAGTCCTTTCTCTAATCCATTAAAAAGAGTTGAGGATATTTCAAATTGTTCTTCATAAAACAAATCTGTTTTTTGAATGTCTTCTGGCTTTGGTAAAAACTTTTGCCAACAGAAAACTGTTTTTTCTTTATTGCCATGGTCATAGTCCCATGCCTGCCATGGCTTCACAGACTCAGATCTATAGGAATCAGCGTTGCTTCTTTTCTCCTCTAAGTCTTCTATTTTGTTAATTAAATCTGCTGGGTTGTCTATTATATTTTTATAATAAACGGCTCCTAGGGCTAACTCTTCGTAATTCATTTAGCACCCCTCAAAATCTGGATCCATGAACTCTTTTTTTGTAGACTGCATATAAAGAGCTGTAAATCTATTACCACTTGTTATTTCTTTTACTCCATGTATATAGCTCAAGCTGTTACCTGGAAAAAATATTGCTGAGTACTTATTTGGTCTGTGTTCAAAGGATTGTTTTGGAAAATAAATCTCTCCACCTTCATACTCGTCGTTTAAATATATTACAGTACTATACTCAATAAAAGGTTCTTTTTCTATTGCATCAATGTGTGGTGCCCCGCTTTGACCAGGATTCCAAAAAGATCCAAAAGCTTTTGTAATAATTACATCTTTTTCTAAGTCAAAAAATTTTTTCTGTATGCTATTTGCATGTAATGCATATTTTTTTAATAATGACATAACTGTTTTGTTGTAAGGCAAGGCAGTTCCACCATTTCTGTCCTTGTAGTAAGATGGGTACTCATTTATTTCTGAGGGTCTCCTCATCTCGTTGATTAGAACATTTGCGTCTTCTTCTGTTATAAAGTTTTCTACTATTTTTATTAACATTATCTAAGCTCCTTAACTTTATTAATGTATCTTAACCCACCAATTTTATCAGTTTGAGATTGCGCTGGGTCGTATGAGACATCGTTGTCTTCAAATGGAAATTCTTCTATATCCAAACCAAAATTCTTTTTAACCTCATCTTTATATAAATTAACAAATTTATTATAATTATGGTTTAAAGAAAATGGCACATATTCTTCTTCTATATTAGATCTATTTATTAATAAGTATTCATCTGGGAAGTTGTACATCTTTATTCCGTTATTTAACATATCTATTGAAATGGCCTCTTCTTCTCCATTGTATTTTAAATACTTAGGATAGTCTATCTTTTTAAAATCTTCAGTAAGACCAAATAAAAAATTTCTATCTATATAATTTATTTCATTAAATTTTTTTGATGGTGTTCTGGTGGATTCTAATTGAAACCAGTTTTTATTAGATAAAGAGACTGTGGAGTTTCCAGTTATAATTGAATTTTTATTTTTTGATATAAAATTGATTGCATACTCATCCCAATTTTGTATTAAGTTTAAATCATCTCCAGCCTGCATATAATATGTTTTGTTTAAAATATTTAAGGCTTGCTGTTTATACTCAATTGGGCTTTTAATTGAATCCCATTTTACATAATTGTAAGAAATAGATTGATAGAAATCTGGTTCGGAAAAACTTCTTGTCCTGTCCAAATTATTTTGATCTATGACATAGAAATACAACATGTTCTTCTTACTAGACTTTTCTTTTATCTCTTCTATCAAGTCTAATAGCTTTTTGTTTTGATATGAGTATATGCAGATCCCTATATTACTTGTCACAGCAATGGTATCCAGTGTTGTGGTTCTGCTCTATTTGCAATTAAACTTTTTAGAGGCATTATGTCATAAGCAATAGTCACTCTAGGTCCTTCCCAATCCCAGTCTCCCATTGCATGTGGGTGTCCCATTTCCGAAATAATCATTCTATTGTTTTTGTTATGGTTATCTACTTGATTCCCAAAAACGCTATAGTATGTAGTTGAAGGCTCTGCATTTACTGAATAGTAACCGTGAAAATAGGGGGCATATGGGCCACCATGATCATGCCAATCAAGCTTACCACTATGGTTGTAATTAATATTAAACCAACCCTGAACCATGTATCTTTGTTCATCAAAATTAATTTCATAGTATTCACACGCCTCTTTAATCGTATCTGATATGCTTTTATATAGCTTATGTATTGATTCATGATAAAACTGAAATACATTGTATTCTCTCCATTTGATTGTAGACACGCTGTCAGAAGACAGCCAGTTGTCTCTTGGTGTAACCTTTGTTACACCAGATAGCTTAAGGTTTTCTATATTAGAATATTGATTCTGTAAAAACTCCGCAAGCTCTGGCAAGTCATTGTCCAGGTACCTTTCAAAAAACTTATGCTCTTTACCTGTTGGTTTATTCATATACATATTTTCCATTTATATTTTCCCTCTATATTGTTTACGTTGCCATATTATATTTTTATAATATGCATATATTAAAGATCTTCTTTTTTCATCCTTGATCTGGTTTTGCTCTATATTTTCATTTGAATAATCTATTTCAAGAGACCACTCTTCTCTTTTAATAGGAATCATTTGAAATATAGGAGTTCCTTTAGGTATTATACCAATAAAGTTGCGTTTTAGGAAGAAGGATGTAAATACTGGGGTGTGCCATAAATCTGAGTCTATAATCCCGCTCATTGTGGTAAATGGCAAATCATGCCTATTTAGCGGGTGTGTTATTAATAAAGAATACCCTTTTGGCGTCTCTGAGTACCAGTTAACCTTCCACCCATAATGCATTGGATGATGTTGGGTGGGCACTGGGACATCTATCATTAATCTCTTATCCACTATCATATTGTCACCCTCCCAGGAAAGTACTGGGAAGCCACTCTTATCTTGGCTTACATGGAGATCGTAATCTAGTGTGTACATGTACCCAGAAGTCAATGCGTCAAAAAATGGCATACATAATTTTGTTGAGGCTGCGCTTCCATCTGTGCCTCTATCATTTACTGGGTAGAGCTTGCTGATGCTGTTTGATTTATGAAATTTAGATAGCTTCTTGTACCAAGAGGGGATATATCTTTTTGATTCTTGTGGCTCATTAAAATTACTATAGTCTGTTAAGCTATTTATATCTGTGACAAATGCTGGGGAGAACTTAACCTTTAGTTCTTTTTTTCTCATACTCCCCTATAATTCTTTTAATTGTTTTTCTATCAGCCTCTATTTGTATATCAAATAAGTAGGACCCTCTTTTTATTAAGCCACATATGTTGTCTTCCATATGCACATCAGATTTTGTAAAATAAAAATCAACAAAATTGGCCTCTTTTATTATAACACCTTCATTTGTTTTTGTAAAACAATCTTCTTTTTTTATGACTACAATAGAAGAATTTTCTTTATTTGTTTCAACTGTATACTTTATGTCCATATCTAAAAACCAAGGTATAAACATTTTAAAAACTCTATCTGACATCGGATTCTTTTTATCTATATTGTATACATTTGCAGATGGATAAAACTGTCTTAGCCAGCATTTATCTGTAGCGTAGAGTAAGCTGTTTATTGGATTAGATTTAAATATTCCTTTGTGACCCATCATTGGATCGGCTACCTGTATCAGTATGTCTGCGTAATTTGTATATCTCAAATAAACCTGTGTGTCTGAAATTTTTATGATCTCAGGAGGCTCTGAGAAATTAGCAACATACATGTTTACTGGCTTAAGTATTGATTGCTTATATAGACTATTACTTTTTACATACGACCAATTTTTCCATTTTGGCAAAAGATTAGAGAAGTTAACTATTTCTTCAAAGCTAATATTAGACATTAAACCCCAAGATTCTGACTCGAATGGAACCCTGTTAATTACTTTAGCGCTCATTTATAGGTTTTCTTTTTCCAAAACTTCATTCTATATCCATTTTGAAAAACTGACCTTACTCCTAAATTTTTTTCTTTTATCTTAAAGTCAGAGTCTTTTTCTTTATTAATAGAACTTTCCCAATCATCTCTTTTAAAAGGAATTACTTGAATAATTGGAGTACCCTGTTTAATTATTCCTTTAAATCCCTTTTTTACAAAAAAGGATAAGTATCCATCTGACGGATATTCGTCTGTGTCTATGACTCCTGGGACCGCTTTAATTGGAGAATCCTCTCCGTGCATTGGAGCGACAAATAAAGAGCTGTGTCCCGCCTCTGTTTGAACCAGCCACATTGGATGTATTCTTACAACCTCTGGGTGAAAGTAGTCTGGTATTGGATACTTGGCCATCTGTTCTTTTAAATGGTTAGCAACAAGATGTTGCTGCATTCCCATTATGTCTGCGGTCAGCTGAACCTGCAGATTTTCTCCTGTCGCATCTATTGATATGTCTGCTGGGCATTTTAAGTAATATCCAAATGTCATAGCATCAAATACTGATTGACACTTCTTTACTGTGAGCATCATTGTTCCACTATACACATTTTGATCATTATTCAAATGACTTTCTTGTGTTTTCCACCACTCTGGTATTGCTGATGCAACACTTACTGGCTCTGGGAAAACTTTGCTGTACAGTCTGTACTTGGGAACAAACTCTATTTTAATCATAAAATTGGTATCCATTTTTGATAGTATTGCTTATAAAGATACTCGATTGGGGAAATATTAAATGACAAAATTATTAGATTGTCGCTTATATTTTCAAATAAAATTTTTGAGGAGGAGTTTACCATAATTAGTTGCCCAGCCTCCAATTCAATTAATTTATCTTCTAGATACATTTTATCATTATCTGAATTAATTATATATAGCCCCATAAAAGTTGTTTTGTAATTTGGAGCAAAATTGATATATGTCCCTATTGGCAATTTTTCATTTTTAACAATGTTTCCTAGAAGATAAAAACAATTTCTTTCAAAGTTAATATTATTTTCTTTACATAAATCTTTTGTTGCTTGACTAATTTCTTTGTACAAAGTATGTATATTCTTGTTATACATTGAAAAAAAATTAAATGTTTTGTAATCTACTAAAGAGACTTTTTTGGGCTTAAATCCAAGTTTTAATCCTGGGCTAAATTTGTACACATGCTCGTACATCTCAGAAACCATTCTATTGTAATCTGAAATCATCATGTTATTTTTGATTGATTTAATATTTTTTATCATTTGGCTCCCAAATGCTCATAGAGTGAAATAATGCTGGGAATACTGGATCTTTGTATACCGCTAGATCTTCTGGCATATTTATAGCGGGAACTTCTCCTTCAACAATGCCTCCCTTTACAACTTTTTCTGCTTTGTCGCTATTTAAAATTATTCTTTTTTTAGCTGCTGACGAGATCATTGTTAAACCGCTCAAGGCCATCTTTTGTGTGCCCTCAGTATATCCTGGTCCTAGCCTTGGCAATATGTTAAAAAATGTGCACCAAACTGGATATCCTATTAGTGACAATGACTCTAGATATTTTTTTCTTCTACTTAATGGGTTTGTGTAGTATCTATCTGTTATTGCAGTGTAATGGTCTTTATCATATCCGTCTATAATAATTGTTGCCCAAGAAACAGGGTAATCGTTATTAATAAAGTTGGACATAACCATTGTTCCAGATTCATTATTATCATCTTTATACAAACACTCTATTGCTAAGTGATTGCCTCTGTCCATAAAAACGGTATATTGAGACCAGGTTCCTTTAATATACTCTGGGTACTTCCTAAATTTAGGAATTGGTTTACCCTTAAAATATTTTACACCAGAAAGCCCCATTAGGCGCAGTTTCTTTAATTGTTTGAACAAATTAAATCCTGACTACTGTTGGTCTTGAGAATCTCTCCATTGTTGGTACATTGCATCTAGCTTGTCTGTAAATGTTTCGTCGCTGGACAAGAGTGCATTTGGATCGTCGGTAGCTCTATAAGAGTCATGAACTAATGCGTTATCTGTAAAGTATACATCATATGGCTCAACGTCAATTGAAATCAACAATTCCCTTTGGTCTGTTACCTTATAATCAACAACTTCTACCCATCCTGACTCCATTGGAGAAAATATTAAATCTGTTTCCAAAACATCTGCTGCTGGGCAGAACTGAATTTCTTCATTTCTTTTAATTAGCACAAAGTGCTGTTTTGAATATTTATTTCCATTAATAACTACAGCGCCATCTGACGAAACTCTTGCTGCCATTGCAACAATAGTTGTTTCTGCATCCTGAGATATATTTGCGCTATTTGAAGACCAATTTTGTAAATATTCTATTATTGCTGTATTTGAAACATCGATGCCTTCAATATTTGCAGAATAAAGAACATCTCCTACGCTCAAGTTGTGAGCTAGAATTAATCCTTCTGGCACCTTAGACTTAATAATTGTTTCTGCTCCTACGGACTTAGGTGTGAATCCAAACGGTGTAAAACCAAATGGGGTGAATCCAAATGGGGTAAATCCAAATGGCGTGAATCCAAACGGAGTAAATCCAAATGGTGTGAAACCAAATGGTGTAAACCCGAATGGGCTAAAGCTAAATGGTGTTGTAGTAATCGTATTTGAACTACCACTGTACGCTGAGAATCCGTTTCCGTTTTGAGCTCTTACTCTTACAGAAAAGTTTTCATTTGAATTTTCACTAATATTTGCTGCAAATGTGCTTGAGTTGTATGAGTAGTAGTCACTTTCATGATCAATAATAAAGTATCCAGTGATATCTTTTCCTCCATTAGAGGTTGATGACCAAGTTACATAGTTATTTTCCTGCCCATTATTTGAAACACTTGGAGCATTTGGTGTTTGAGGAACTGTTGTAATAAGCGGTGAAGTAACTTCATCTGACACTGGTGAAGAGCCTGCAGCGTTAATTGCAACTACAGTAATTGGTGATGTTGTGTTTGATTCAAAACCAGATACTGTTATCGGCGATGACGATCCAGTTGCTGTGTGAGTTGTGTTATGTACACTACAAAATCCTGATACCGTAAAAGAAGTTGCTGCAGGAGAATCTGCTGGTAAAGTAAATGAAACAGTAAGTGCTCCATTTCCAAACGGTCTATCAGTTCCAACATCTGTTATTGATGTAACCGTTGGTTTTTTTGGCTCTAAAAAGTCATTAGCCGATTGGCTCATTCTACCTGCTTGTTTTGACATGTATACTCTCCTCTATTATTTTCTTTAAGCTAAAAGATCTCCGAAAACTAACCAACCGCTTGGAGTTTTCATTGCTGTTACTACTGAGTTTGTTGATCTAAATTTAAGTCCTGGTGTACCAACAACTCCATTAGTTGATTCAAAACGTGCTCCTGTAGATGATTCTTGGTAGAAATCAATTGATTGTCCAGTTGAATATCCTGATGATGGTAGAGTAATTACTACCGCTCCAGTTAGCGGAATAAACTGATCTGCCTGTCCTGATGCAAGTGTGATTGCTCCTGCTTCAATTGCAGTTGGAATGTTAGTAATTGAAGGAACACCAGCTTTTGTTTGAGTTCCATCAGTAAATGCTACACCTGATGCTGCAACTGTTACTGTACCAGTAAATGTTGGTGAAGCAAGTGGTGCATAAGTTGTTGCTGCTGTTGCAGAAGCAAGTTTAAGGTCAAGGGCAGTTTGAGCAGCGGTTGAGACTGGTTTATTTGCATCTGATGTATTGTCAACGTTTCCTAGCCCTACGTGAGACTTAGTTACGCCTGAGACTGTTCCTGTAAATGTTGGTGAAGCAAGTGGTGCATAAGTTGTTGCTGCTGTTGCAGAAGCAAGTTTAAGGTCAAGTGCTGTTTGTGTAGCAGTTGATACTGGCTTTGCTGAGTCTGCTGTGTTGTCTACAGATCCAAGTCCAACCATGCTCTTTGTAATACCTGAGACAGTTCCTGTGAAAGTTGGTGAAGCAAGTGGTGCCTTTAGTGCAAGTGATGATGTAACTGCTGATGCAGCAGTCTGATCTGTTGCAATATAGTCTGCAATTTCTTTCAAAGTGTCAAATGCTGCTGGTGCACCATTAATGACTGCTGTAACCTGTGAGGTTGCATCTGCGATTGCTTCTGACTTAGCAGTTGCTATTGCTGTTGCCTGTGCTGTTGAAACTGGCTTTGATGCATCTGCTGTGTTGTCTACGTTTCCAAGACCAACGTGTGACTTTGTTACACCAGAAACTGTTCCTGTGAAAGTTGGGTTAGCCAAGGGTGCGTATGTAGAAGATGCTGTTGCAGAGGCAAGTTTTAAATCAAGTTCTGTTTGTGTTGCTGTAGAGATGGGCTTGTTTGCATCTGTAGTGTTATCTACGTTTCCAAGACCAACCATGCTCTTTGTAATACCTGAGACAGTACCAGTAAATGTTGGGCTTGCAATTGGTGCATAGGTTGATGCTGCAGTTGCTGAAGCAAGTTTAAGATCAAGTGCTGTTTGGGTTGCTGATGAGACTGGCTTATTAGCATCTGAAGTATTATCAACATTTGCAAGGCCTACTGAAGATTTTGTAAGTGCTGCAACTGCATTTGCAATCTTTGTATCTGCTGCTGTTCCTGCTGCTGTAATTGCGTCTGCTTCTGCTGTATCAGCGTATGACTTTGTTGCTAGAAGTGATGTGTCAGCAATTCCATGCACATTCTGAACTATTGCTGTGTGCGCTAGTACTGCTGCATCTGCAGAGTCGTCTGCATAAATCTCTGTATTATCAATTTGAGCATCAACATATTGCTTTGTTGCTGATTCTAGATTGCTTACTGGATTTCCACTAAGCACTAATGGTCCAGTCATTGTTGAGCCAGACTTGTACACTAAGTCTTGTGTATTAGAAATTCCGTGAACGTTTAGATTTAAACCTGCATGTAATGAATCATTGTCATCTACATACTTCTTAGTAGCTGCGTGTAAATTATTTTCTGGGCCACTACTTAAAGTTAATCGTCCAGTCATTGTTGAGCCAGACTTTAACATTAAGTCTGCTGTGTTAGCAATTCCGTGAACGCTTGTTGATGCTGCAGCGTGATCTGATCCAGCTTGTGACATAGTTCCTAGTATAGTTGTTATGGTTGTTGCATAATTAGGATTATCTCCTAGCGCTTCTGCAAGCTCATTTAAAGTGTTAAGTGTTGCTGGTGCTGAGTCGACTAGACCAGAAACTGCGTTGTCTACATATGAAGTTAAGGCTAGTGTACCTGAAGCATTTGGCAAAGTAACTGTGCGGTCTGCTGTTGGGTCCCCAGCTTCCAATACTGTTTCAAATTCATTGTTTGTTGTGCCTTCAAAAGTAATAAAGTGTGCATCTGGAAGGTAAATACCATGAATACGTGGAGTTCCACCAGTAGCAGTAATCTCTCCTCCATTAATTGTTGGAGTAGTTAGAGTTTTGTTTGATAAAGTTTGTGCTGTATCTGTTCCAACAACTGTTGTAGTTGCATCAGGGAATGTGATGGTTCTATCTGCTGTTGGGTCTGTTACTCTAAGTGTGGTTTCAAAAGCATCTGCTGTTGCGCCTTCTAATATGATGCTTGACTTTGGAACTAGTAGGTTTCCGTCTACGTCTAGCTTTGCAGGCCCGCCTGCATTTCCTACATCTGCTAGTAGAACATAATCAGATGTTACTGTATTTTGTAATCCGCCAACTGCGTTATCTACGTATGAATTTGTGGCAATAACATTTGTATCAACTGTAATAGAAATTGTATTTGTACCGTCATTGTAAGACTTTGCAAGACCTGAGCCCATTGAAAGAGCTTGATCAATTGCATCTTGTGCAATTTCGGTAATGGCTGGCGAGTCAGAGGCTATGTATGAAAGACTAGTCCATGCTGTGTTGCCAGTTCCAATTTTTAACTTACGAGTGTCTGTTTCAACACCCATTTCTCCTGCTGCTAGAGTAGGATTTACTGAGGTCCACTCTGCTGCTGTGCCTCTTCTTACTTGAATTCTTACTGTTGACATATTTATTACCCCTTATTTGCTAATTATAGCATTATTTTGTTTAAACTAGAACCCCAGAATCAAATATAATTCCATATACTGAAGTCGATGGAGATCCACCGTCAGCAAATTTAGTTGCTGTGGTGCTTACTCCGTTTGCCTGTACTGTGTATATTGGAAGTCCATTATAATCTATTGCTAATCCAACATCCATAAACCCAATTTCTGTTGAGTTGTCTGGAATATCTGAGACAAAAGCTATAGGACTCCAAGTTCCATTTAACTGGATTTGTAGTTTATTTGTTACTGTATCAAATCTTAGGGGTGTTGAGCCTAGCGTGACTCCAGAGTCAAATGTGGCATTGCCTGCTACATTTAATCCGTTCTTTACTTTAAAGTTCTTATTTGCTGTTGCCATTTAAGTTCACATATCCCCTAATTGTTTTTTGTGGGGGATTTTTAAGGAATCCCCCAAAACCTTTATTTAATTATTTAATAAGCGTTCCAGATACTTTGATTGTTGAATCATTTACTGGATTTACTCTTATGCGTACATTTGATCCTGAAACATCTGCTGTAACTGTTCCTCTTGACCCATTAGTTCCGACAATTGCATATTCTGTAATTGCTACGTTGTCTGATGAATCTAGAGTTACTAGAATTTCTGATATTTCATTGTGTGTTCCGTTGTCAATCTTAACAACAAACTTTCCTGAGCGGTAATTCGCCTTTGGCCACTCGTAGGCAGTTACAACAACTGATCCAAGTGAGGTTGATGATGCTGCAATTTGCTTAGCCTCATCATTAATGTTTAATGCTGTAAATGATGTAGTTCCAGCTTGCTGCGCTGTATTAGCAGCTGCTGCTGTTGCTTCCGCTGCTGCTTGCGCTGCGTTAGCCTTTGTAGTTGCGTCTGCTGCTGCAGTTGCAACTGATGCTGCATCTCCTGATACTCTAAGTGCTGCTTCTGCTGCTACCTTAGTGGTTGCGTCTGTTGCTGCTGCTGTAATTGCTGCAGACTGTGCTGCGTTAGCCTTTGATGTTGCATCTGCTGATGCATTTGAAGCGGCAGTTGCAAGACTTGCAGTTACATCTGCTGAGTTAGCTTTTGTTGCTAATGCTGATGTAAGAGTTGTTGTGTAATTAGCATCATCATTAATTGCTGCTGCTAATTCATTTAATGTATTAAGAAGTGCTGGTGCACCATCTACTAATGAATCTACTGCGGTTGAAATTGCT